GAAAATATTTTGGATGGTGATTGGTAGGGGAGGGAACCCCCAGACCCCCAGAAGCGACAACGCGGCTGTCCAGCGCCGAAACCTGCCGAGGTGTTTTCCACATCTTGGAAGCGAGGACAAAGCAAAATGACGACACTTACAGAAGCCGCCAAGAGCGGGGACAAAAGAGCGACGCTGATCGCGCTCCGGGATAAGATCGCGGAGACCATAGAGAACTGCGAAAGTGGTCGGGACATGGCAGCCAACTCCAAGCGACTCATGGAAGTCATGGCAGAACTGGAAGCGCTTCCGGATCCAAAAGCAGAAACCAAGTCAAAGCATGACCGCCTAAAGGAAGCCATTGCGAAGAGGTAACCAGAAGCCGACGTTTTCCGTCATCGGTGAGTATTCGCATTCAGCCGGGCGAGAAGTGGCAGAGGTGTTCGAAGCGGAGGGCGGTGCTTCATTTTACCCTTGCCAAAAAGACGAACTGGAGCTGATGCTTGCCAGAAACGCGGACGGTTCGCCGGCGGCGTCAATACTCGGAATATCGAAAGCACGTCAGAACGGTAAAAGCTATTCGGCAAGATATTACGCGGCGTACATGGGCGACTTTGAACACAGATCTGTGCTGTATTCGGCGCATCACGGCAACACAAGCCGGAAGATGTTCAACGCCATGCTGGACCTGTTCGACAACCCGGAACGGTTCCCGGAGTTCGCTCACGATGTGAAGCGGATCAGCAGGGCCAGAGGTTACGAGGGCATCTACTTCAAGGACTGGGTCGATGCCAATGGAGAATACCAGGAGGGCGGCTGCATCGAGTTCGCCACAAGAACGAACAGCGGAGCCAGAGGCGGGACATACTCGGTCATCATAGTGGACGAGGCTCAGGAACTGACGCGGGAACAGCAAGAGGGTATGCTTCCGGTCATTTCGGCTGCGTCCGATGTCCATGATGTCGAGGATATGCCGCAACAGATCTACATCGGCACTCCTCCGGGGCCATCCTGTACCGGAACGGTGTTCGCCAAGATGCACGAAACAGCGCACTCGGACGAACCTGGTGGAACATGGTGGCTTGAGTGGAGCATCGACGGAAGTCTGGACAAGGTCGGAGCGACAGAGGAAGAGGTTCTGGACCTTGCCTATAAGACGAATCCCGCAATGGGTTACAGGATCGCAGAGAAGACGGTTCTGGATGAGTTCGCCACAATGGAGATCAGTGGCTTCGCGAGAGAACGGCTCGGATGGTGGTCTCCTGTAGTGGTACATGAAATAAACTATGCCATCCCGGAAAAGGTCTGGGATGCGTGCATGTCAACAGACCCGAAGCCAGAGGGTAAGACAGCATACGGCGTCAAGTTCTCCGGAGATGCTTCGGAAGTATGCTTGTGCGGCGCGGTCATTCCTAAGGATGGCCCGGCACGGGTATCGCTGATAGAACGGAGACCGACAGGACATGGTCTCCAGTGGCTTGCGGACTGGCTCAATGCCAGAACAGACCGGGCCGCGTGCGTTGTTATAGATGGGAGGAACGGTGTTGACGTCCTTGTGGACAAAATCGCGCCGTACTGGAAAGCAAAAGGGTCCGTTATATGCCCGGGTGTCAAGGATATGATCGCTTCGGTCGGACTGCTGACGGATTCGCTCAATGACAGAACGGTGACATGGTTCAAAGGGCAGACTGCGCTCCGGGAGAGTGCGGTCACAAGCACGAAACGTAAACTGGGCGGCGGCTGGGCATTCGGTGGAGAAAACTCCATTCCGATCGAGGCCGCTGCGCTTGCATTGTGGGGTGCGAGAACAACGAAGCGAGACCCCGCGAAAAGGATGAGGATTGGTTAACATGGAATTATCGACTTACATTCCGAGACGGATTGACGGACTGAGCGATGACGCACAGGCGAAGTTTAAGAACCTGCTCGACGTGTTCGACAAACACGCATCTGCCAACAGAACAAAGGAACGGTACTACGAGGGGCGCGTCACTCTGGGTGAGGTCAATCTGGGTATCGCGCTTCCGGAGGGCATGCAAGGTCTGGAGATCGGGTGCGCTTGGGGAGCCAAGACAGTCGACGTGCTGGCATCGAGGTCAATGTTTGATGGCTACGTCTCCGAGGACGGCACGGATGTCGCGGAACTGGCGCAGATCGTGCGGGACAACAACCTGATAGCGGAATATCCGAAGACCTGCCGGGACGAACTGAAGCTCGGAGCATCGTTCGCGACACTGTCAGCGGATGACGACATCGGCGTCAAGGTCAAGTTCCATTCAGAGAACACGGCGGCGGCTGTATGGGATGGCGAGAAAAGCCGGATCGCATACGGTATGGCAATCGTGGCGACGGAACAGGATACGGACAGTCAGTACAGGCCATCGGTCATCAATCTGCACACCGATACGGATATATGGGTGCTTCGCAAGGTGACGGATTCAAAGTGGATCGCTACGGCGTACCCGCACATCATGGGCGAACCATTAATGGTGCCTTTGATTTATAACCCGACATCAGCAAAACCGTTCGGGCAATCCCGCATCAAGGAACCGGTCCGGAGGCTCATTCAAGGATACGTCCGGACAGTGGCAAATGCGACCATTGGTCTGGAGTTCTCGACTGCTCCGCAGAAATATCTGCTCGGAGTGACCGACGAACAGTTCGATGCTGTGGTAAATCAGAAGTTCCGGCAGTACGTCGGTTCCCTCATAGCATCCACCACGAACCCAGAGACCGGCGAAAAGCCATCGTTCGGGCAACTGATGCAAGGCACCATCACTCCGCACGTCGATATGCTCCGGATGCTTGCGACGCAGTTCAGCGCCGCCACTGGCCTGACCGTCACGGACACCGGAGTGGTAAACGATGCGAACCCGACCAGTTCGGACGCGATCCTGGCTCAGTCCCAGACGCTTGTGCTTCTGGCGGAACAGCTAAACGCCGGGAATAACGAAGCGCTCCGCAAAATCGGCATGATGGCGATCGCTATCAAGAACGACACGACACTGGACGGACTGACCGACGAACAAAAGAACATCACGGCGCACTTCAAGAACCCGGCAATGCCATCGGTGGCGGCTACAGCAGATGCGGCGGTAAAGATCGCCGGCGCGCGTCAGGGATTCGGTGACACTGACACTTTCCTGCGGATGATTGGATTCAGCCAGGCAGACATCCGGCTGATTAAGGCGGAAGAACAGAGGTCGCGAGGGCTGGCTGTTCTGGGAGACCTTGAAATCGAGTAGCACATGAACATAAGCAGACGCACTTGGAACAATTACATAGGTGTGCTCCGGAGACTGGACAACAAAGCGGCAGAGGAAATGATTCGCTACCAGAAATCAGTTTATGACGATGTCCAGAATGGCTTGTACTCCGTCAGCGAGGGAAATCGTCGTCTCGTTGATTATGCGTACGCAATCGCCACAAAGTACGGCGAGGCAGCGGGAACGGCAGCTTGCGAGATGTACGATGCTGTGGCAATACTGTCAAAGGCGAACGTACCACCGGCGGTACCGGCGCAGACTGCGACTTATTCAGAGACTGCCAAGACAGTATACGGAACAATCAACATGAACCCGTCAGTCATGCCGGCGGCAGTCGGACGTCTTGTAAAACAGGCGGGAGCAGATACCACTGTTCAAAACGCTATCCGTGATGGAGCAGAATGGGCATGGGTGCCAAATGGTGATACTTGTGCATTCTGCATTACATTAGCGTCTCAAGGATGGATGCCGGCGTCGCGGGACCAACTGGATGGAAGCCATGCGGAACACATCCATGCAAATTGCGACTGCACATTCGCCATCCGGTTCAACAGCGACACTGATGTCGCCGGGTACGACCCCGGCAAGTATTTGAGGATGTACAACGGAGCGGATCCCGGCGGTACATGGAAAGATAAAGTGAACGCCATGCGCCGTGATATATACGCGAAGAACGCCGACGAAATCAACGCCCAAAAACGAAGCGCATACGAAAAGCGCAAGGAACGTGAAAGCTCCGAAGCGGAGGAACTGAACGTATGAAGTTCTTGATACACGCGTGTCCAAAACGTGAATGGTTCGTCGAGGGCTACATCATCCCGGAGATGGTCCGTCAAGGAATCGACCGCGATGACATCGAAGTCTGGATGGATCGCAACGGTGACGGCAACCTCAAAAGCTGTGTGAAAAGTTTCGCATCGCGCAAAGGCATCGACGGCGGTACATGGCATCTACAAGACGACATCGCTCTGGCGGGTAACTTCGCGGAGAAGACCAGACAGCATGATGATGGCATCGTCTGCGGATTCGGTCGCAGGGGGTGGCAGACAATCGGGCCATTGAGCGGGAACGTCCCGGCGGTATTCATGTGGAACAGTTTTCAGTGCATCCGCATCCCGAACGAACTTGCGGCAGAGTTTTCCGAGTGGTTCAAAACGGACGCGATGTACCGCGACACATACCGTGAAGCTGTGGAACACAACAAAGCGGACGACACGCTGTGGTATGACTTCATAACCGAACGGCATCTGGACATGTACGTCACCAATCTGGACCCAAACATCGTCGAGCACATTGACGACCTGATCGGCGGGTCGGTGCTCCACAAGCGTGACGGTCTGGTCCGGTCATCGTGGTGGCGAGATACGGAAGCTGTCGAGAGGGCAGAAGCCCGGATAAAAGAATTGCAAAAGTTAGCACCTTAACGGGTGCTTTTTTATTGGCAACGCGTGCCATAAACGCGGTTACTCAATGGAGGTTTATAAGTTATGGCTGAAATTAACACAGGCACACCGGCACCGGATACGCAGCCGGAAAAGACGTTCACTCAGGAAGACGTCAACAAGATCGTTGGCGACAGGATCGCGAGGGAACGGGAAAAATTTGCGGACTACGATGCTATCAAGGCAAAAGCGGAAAAGCTCGATGAGATGGAAGAAGCCAGCAAGACCGAACTGCAAAAGGCACTGGAAAAGGTGACTGCATTGCAGACGGAACTCGATGGAATGAAAACGGCTGAACAGATCCGGACCATCCGCGACGAGGTAGCAAAAGAAAC